GAGTCTTGGCAGCCCCTCCAGGCAATCAGGACTCAGGCGACTATCTCATGTCAACTGTTGACACAATCATGAACTCGCCCATCGCAGTTACAGACGCCCGTCCAGGCAATGCAAACTACGGCGGGCAAGACATACCCACATACGATCTCACCGTTGCAATAGCGGTGCGTAGAAACTAAGGAGCCACCAATGGCAACAGCAACATTCCTGTCAGGTGCAACCTGCTCAATCACCCCCACAGGCGGAGCAGCCGTGGATGTCAGCGATCAACTTTCCTCCTGTGAGGTACTTTTGGGCTTTGAACTTCTCGAGAGCACATCGCTAGCGGACACAGGCCGACAGGCAGTAAAAGGCCTACAAAGCGTCTCGGTTAACTTGTCGCTGTATCTCTCATACGGCACAACCGAAATGGAAACCCTCCTCAGCGCAATCGTCGCTGCGGGTTCATGCACAATTGTTGTGTCGCCATCAGGCACCACGGAGTCTGCGAGCAATCCAGAGTTCACGATTACGACGTGCACATTGGACGCCGCTCCGGTCATCATGTCGTCCATCGGCACCCTTGCCGTAGCCACAGTGTCGTTCTCTAACGGCACCTGGGTACGAGACGTCACTACTCCGTAAATAACAAAAGAGGGAAACAATGAAAATCCGACTACAAGTAACACCGATTGAAGGCGACCCATATGAAGTCGAAACGAATCTATTCGTTGTCGTCGCATGGGAACGCAAATTCAAACGACAAGCATCCAGTCTTGGCAACGGCATCGGCGCAGAAGATCTTGCATTCTTTGCATTTGAATCTGCTCGAGCTGCGGGAATCACAACTCCCCTGGCCTTTGACGACTTCATCAAGAAGACCAAAGCAATTGACGTCATCTCGGAGGAGTCAGGAAGTTTTACAGAAGCGGCAGTTTCCGACGCTCACTAGCGGAGGTTCTTGTCGCGACTGGCTACTGGACACCCGACATCCCATTCGACACAGACGACCTTTTCACGGTTGTTGACGTGTTGCAAGAACAAAAGAAATCACGGCAAAGACGATGACAACGAACACAACCATTGAGATTCAAGGACTCAAGGAAGCGATTCGTTCCCTCAACAAAGTTGAGCCTGGACTTCGCAAACAGTTTGTTCGAGATGCAACATTTATTGCACAGCCCGCCATTGACGAAGTCAGGCGAGGGTACCAACGCGAGTATCTCTCTGGCATGGCTCGCAACTGGACTCAAAACGGGAGCAAGAAGTTTCCGTTTTCAGTTGCCCGAGCAATCTCAGGCGTCAAATTAAAAGTCGACGCAAGCCGTGAAGCAACATCCTTAATCTACATTCAGCAGACCAACGCTGGCGCTGCAATTTGGGAAGCGGCTGGACGCAAAACATCTAACAGCCTTGGCAACAATCTCGGGTCAATTCCTGCGCCAAACCATACGCGCAATCTTGGGCCTGCCGTGTTTCGCAAACGCGGAGAAATTGAACGTGAAATGCTTAGAGCATCTAAAGACGCAATCAGGGTCGTACAGAGAGAACTTGACTAATGGCACTTGCAATTCCAATCATCACAGAATTTGACGGCAAAGGAATTAAGTCCGCCCTCAACGAATTTAAGAACCTTGAGTCCGGCACAGAGAAAGTTGGCTTTGCAGCAAAGAAAGCAGGAGAAGTTGCAGTCGTTGCTTTTGCAGCCTTGGCAGTTGGCGCAGCAGCTGCGGGAGCAGTCCTCTTTAAAGCAGCGCAAGCAGCGGCAGAAGATCAAGCAGCACAAGTTGAATTGGCTAACGCAATTAAGGCAAGCACAACGGCATCTGACTTGCAGATTAAAGGTCTGGAAGAATTCATCGACAAAACTCAACGCGCAACTGGAGTCGCGGACGACAATCTTCGTCCCGCCCTGGGCAGGCTCGTCAGGGCAACAGGCGACGTCACCAAGGCTCAAGACCTACTAAACCTCAGCCTTGACCTAAGCGCCTCAACTGGTAAATCGGTCGAGACGGTGGCTAACGCTCTTGCGAAGGCTCAGGAAGGCTCCTATGGCGCTCTCGCCAAACTTGGCGTCGGCTATGACGCTGCAACATTAAAAGCAGCAGGATTTGAAAAAGTCCAGGGAATGCTCGAGGATCGTTTCGGCGGGGCAGCAAAAGACAAAGCGGAAACTTACGAGGGCGTAATGGCTCGCCTTAAAATCACCCTAGGGGAACTTGAAGAGTCAATCGGCTACAAGGTGCTTCCCATCTTGACCAAACTTGGAGAATCAGCAGTTCGCATCTCTGAAGCATTTGGTCTCAAGGGCGCAGCAGGTGGCGTCAACCAACTTGGGAAAGAAATTGCAACACTAGGCACAGGCGCTGACGGCATGATTAACACTTTCGGCAAAATCTACAACTCAATTGCTGGATTGGTAAACGGCATCATGAATGCACTTGCCATTCCGTTATCAGTAATTAACTTCTTGCGCACAGGCGACTTAGGGAATTACAAAGTTAAAGGTCTTCCAACTTTTGATCAGTTAACGGCACAAAACCCAATGTCAAATCGTCCCGTCTCAACGCAACAAGCCGAAGCAATGTTTGCCGGATCAACTATTTCTGGCGCAGCAGGCGGAGCGCCTGCAACTATCCCACCAGTACCACCAAAAGCAGTTAAGGCTCCAGAATCAATTTTTGACAACACGTCAGGCAACGCAGGCGGATTCGAGCAGGCAGGCATCGGCGGTATCGGGCCATTCGACAACCTCGTTATCAACTTGGATGCAGGACTCATTAGTTCGCCCGCGACTATTGGTCAAGACATCATCGACGCAATATTGGCAGCGCAACGCGACTCAGGCGTTGTCTTCGCACCGGCAGCGACACTGTGACCGTCCCCACATATCAAGTTCTCGTCGGGTTCCAAACGACCACAGGGTTCGGTCAGCCGTTTCAACTCAACGACGCGGTCTTCGGACTGCTTGACACAGGCACCCTCGGCGGTCTCGCCTATGCCGACCTCACGTCAATCGTCCTGTCGGTCAACATCAGGCGCGGACGCAACCGCCAACTTGACCAGTTCAACGCAGGCACCGCACAGGTCGTGTTCAACAACAACTCAAGAATCCTTGACCCGCTCAACACGGCCTCGATCTACTACCCATTTGTGTTGCCTCGTTCGCCCATCATCATTTACGCCAACGGCACCCCCATTTACACAGGGTTCGTCGAGGACTGGAACCTTGACTATCAGAACGCCAATCAGGGTCGAATGGTTGCGCGATGCGTTGACGCGTTCGGCACCCTGGCGAATCAGCAACTCAACGCTTTCAGCCCGTCCGCAGAGTCATCGTCAGCCCGTGTCACAGCCGTTCTAGACCGCCCAGAAATCGCCTATCAGGGCGCAAGGTCTATCGGTAGCGGAACCTCAACTTTGGGCGCTTACGCGGTCACTCAGGACACCAACTGTCTTTCGTACCTTCAGCAGGTCAACACCTCAGAGCAGGGCTACCTTTACACCTCAGCCGATGGAACCCTAACCTTCAAGGGCAGGTCGAGTGTTTTGAACCCTGTTGCAGGCGCGTCGTTCACGACTAACGGCACAGGCATTCCGTACATGACTCTCGTCAATCAATACGGGTCGGAACTCTTGTACAACAACATTTCAACACAGAGTCCCGCCGGAGCCGTCCAGACCAACACCGACCCGACCTCAATTGCTCTGTATCAGTCTCAAACGTATCAACTTTTGCAGCTGCTTAACTCAACAACGACAGAAGTCAACGGTCTCGGCGCGTACCTTCTCGGCAAATACCGCAACCCCGTCGTTCGCTTCACAGGCGTCTCATGCGAACTCGCAGCACTTACAGCTGCGCAATGGGCAACAATCTTTGCCATTGACCTCACGTCAGTCGTGACGGTGCAAAAGGACTACTCAACAGGCACCCCAACATCAGAATCTCAAACCTTGATAACTTCGGGAATTGAACACCGAATCGTCCCAGGGTCTCATATTGTTTCGTACACTTTTGAAAGTACGGACGGCAACCAGTACCTAACCCTTGACGATGCAATCTTCGGAACGCTCGATAACAACCTTCTAAGTTTCTAAAGGAGACAAACATGGCAATTCAAACATTCACCAGTGGTCAAATCCTGACTGCTGCTGATACAAACACTTATTTAGCAAACTCAGGTTTGACCTATGTTGCTAGTGCTTCCTATTCAGGGGTAACTTCATTTGATGTCACAGGTTTGTCCTCGACTTATCTGTATTACAAACTGCTGTTTGGTGGCGGAAGTTCCGTAACAACCGATTACCGAGCAGTGCTTTACAACGGCGCAACAGCACTGAATAGCCTTTACTATGCAGGCGTTGGCTATGCCGCATATGACAACAGTGTTGGTGGTGCAAACTCGTCAAACAGCACTAATTACTTTTGGGCTGGACAAGCAACAAACGCATACCGTTCGCAAACCGTTATGGAGTTTCGCATGAAAGCAAGCCAACAATTTACATTCACCATGCAAGCCTTTGAAGCAAACACTTTCAGGGCTATTCACAGTGCAGGGTTTAGAAACGCAACAGATGCATTTGACCGCATAAGAATCTCATCATCTGGTGCGCCAACCATGACAGGCGAATGGCGTCTGTACGGATACAGGGAGCCATAATGACAAACCCACTAATAGCAACAATTCTCGACGACGGCACCTATGGCCAACGGGAAATGACAGACAAAGAATACGCAGAGCTGCTTGCACTTGGCGCAACCGAAGAACCAACAGAAGATGCGAAATAGCCTGATTCTATTGGTGTTTTTGACATCTCTCACCGCTTGCGCAGACCGTGAACGTCACAACTGTGACACAACAAAAGCAACCGGATTCCTAGAAAGCAAATGCCCATGAAACTAGAAAAAAGACTCAGCAACGAAGAAATCAAAGCACGACTTGTGTTTGTTGTCGCAGTGACTTTGTCTTTTGTTCTTGTCGTATCTGTCCTTGCCATGATCTACGGCGTTCTCTTTGTTGTTCAGCCAGTTGAAGCAAGCGAGTTAGATCAAGAAATGGTTAGCATCCTGACTTATGTACTTTCCACATTGGCTGGTGCGTTAGTGGGCCTCGTAGCTGGGAACGGGTTAAAGAATCCACCTAAAGAGCAGACCGATGCCGAATAGGGTCTATCCGTACTACCCATCATGGGATGGCAAAGCGACCCAACCCGTAACAGCAAAACTTGTTGAACTATGCGGAAAGCGTTGGGGAACCAAAAGCCTCGGAACATACGTCAATCGCCCAATGCGCAACGGCGCAGGACTCTCCGTTCATGCCACCGGATACGCAGCTGACATCCAATACAAAGACGAAGCACAAGCCCGCGAGATGTGGGATTGGTTCCTTGCCAACTCAAAAGCCCTCGGACTATGCGAACTTCATTGGTACGCCTACGGGGACTTCGGTGCCGGATACAGGTGCAGTCGCGGTGAGGGCAAAAAAGGCGTCCTCATTTACACCGCCGAAAACAACGCAGGCTCCTATCAAGGCAACCCAAATTGGCTTCACTTCGAGATGGCAAATCAAACCGCAGAGGCATTTGAAGCGGCTTGGCGGGCGTTGCCCAAGCCTTAAATCGCCAGAAGAAATCACCCTCTTCAGGCTAGACCTCGGGACTAACTGTGTTTCCCTCATTGGTTCCGAGGTCGAATCCGCCACCTAGACCCTCGCTTGTGTTACAACATTGAGACCAGTCGAGCGAAGGGAAACGCCATGACCGATACACAATTCATTTACAGTTTCATAATTGGATGGGTCAGTTGCTGGCTTTTTATGAAAATGATGGCCAACAGATGATGCTCCCCACCTGGGGATATCTTCCATTATGGTCAAAGGATAAACTAACCCTCGTCCAAATCTTCACGGATTCGGCAACAGAAGAGATCGTCAAAGTCACAGTCGCTACAAGGCGCGCTCCCTGGATGACTTTCGCTTCGATAACAGAAGTAGAACAGGTTGATTAAGAGAATCATGGCAATCGCCCTCATCACCGCAACATTCACCGCCTCACCCGCATCAGCAGCTGCGCAATCCTGCCCTCAATGGGAACCGCTCCTGCGCAAGCACTTCCCTGCAAAGGTTGTGCCAACACTCTCGAGGATTATGTATCGCGAATCTCGTTGCACTCCTCGAGCCGTGTCGCCAGTCCGCAAAAGCACCGGACGACCCGATGTCGGTCTCATGCAGATTCAAGGCTCATGGGCAACCGTGACACGGGCAGTCTGTAAGAAACAAGACGTCATCCGCGCATTACAAGATTCGTCGTGTAATGTCAGGGTCGCTCGATACCTCTACGACAATGGCGGTCTCGGGCATTGGAAAGCGACCTCAGGGTCGTAACGAAAGATGAGGGAAACATCATGGAACTAACAACCGACGAAATCATTGCGCGTCTGATGAATCTGTCAGTCAAACTTGACGGAGAGATGCGCTTCGAGGAGTCATCTGTTATTAGTCAGGCAATTGCTTTGATTATGACAATGCGCAACGCAGCCGAACGGATGCGTCATCCAAGCATGAGCAACAACAACGACGAACTCAAAGCAGTCATTGAATGGATTGTTGAACCAAAATGAGCATCGAAGACTACGAACCAGTTGCCTCGCGTCTTGCGCGCTTCTGGGAAAAACATCCCGAAGGTCGAGTCATCACAAAACTTCTCACATTTGAAGGTGACCGCGTCATTGTGCAGGCCGACATTTATGTTGACCGTGAAGACGACCGACCCGTCGCTACCGACTTTGCCGAAGAGCTGCGCGGGTCAAACAACGTGAACAAAACGAGCCACATTGAGAATGCCTGTACGAGTGCCATCGGCCGAGCCTTAGCAGATTGCGACTTTGCGTCAAGCACCGACTGGACAAAGCGCCCCTCGAGGGAGGAAATGTCAAAGGTGGAACGCATGACGTCACGACCCACAGAAGGCGGAAGCGTCACCGAGCCGTCCAACCTTGCGTCAGACAAACAACTCAACATGATCCGCGCCGTATGCAAAAACCTCGGACGCACAGTTCCGGCAGGAATACAGGGCTGGACAAAACGCGAAGCAAGCGCATTCATCGACACAATCAAGAGCGCACCTGCACCGCAAGAAGAACCCGAAGAGGCGTTTTAATGTCAACTGTAAACGAACTGTTTAGGCAAATATGTGGCGACACAATCGCAGACAATGTGAAAGTTAAAGGCTTAAAAATTGTGGTTGAAGTCAACGACCCAGCATGGGCAAGTCAACTTAAATTCTTAGAAAATCGTTTATGTCAAACCATAGAAAACGCCACAGACGCACCAATTAAGGGTCTTGAAATTATTGTCAGGCGCGAAAAATAATGGTTGACCTGCTTACCCTGCTAATCATGTGCATCAGTCTGTTCATGTGCGGATTCCTACTGGGAAAAGATTCCCGATGACGGTCTCCGAAAAGATATTCCAAGACCAAGTCATCAAACTTGCGCGAATGCAACAATGGCTCGTCTTCCATGCGTCACCCTCATCGCCCCGTCCAGGCGTCTGGCGGTCAGACGGCAACGGATTCCCCGACCTCGTCCTCGTCTCAACATCTGTGCCATCTCGAGGAGTCATCTTCTGCGAACTAAAAGCAGCCGAAGGCAAACTGTCAGCCGAACAAGAAAAGTATGCGCGATGCCTTGTAAACGCAGGGATTGAATACCATCTCTGGCGACCTCGAGACCTTGACGCAATAGCAGCTCGACTTGGCAGGCAGGCAAAGATTCAATGAGGCAACCAGTCCGCGTCATCCTGTCCGATGCTGATATGCAGATTGCAGCGCACGGTGGCGTCAACCGTCGCCTCTTAGCAATTAAGCGAGCCGACAGACCCAACCAACCAGGGCGCAAATACCACGAACAAAACTGGTTCCAGACAGACGTGTTCGGTGCCATAGGTGAATACGCCGTCGCAAAATTGCTTGGCGCGGAATGGCATTGGGAACAAGAAGCAAACGGATTCGACGTACTGAACTACCAAGTCCGGTCAACTGAGAACCCAGACACCACCATCAAGGTACGCACCAGGGACAATGCTGATCACAACTTCATCTTTTGCAAAGTCCGAGAGAACCGCGTACTGATTGAGGGCTGGATTACAGGCCGCGAAGTCATTGAGAACAACGACGAGATATTCCCCGACTGCTTCACCATCAAGGACTACCGCCTGTACCCATTGACAGACCTTCCAGAGTTCCCTCAGACGCTCCCTGCGGGTTGTGAAATGTACAAAGCACCTGTTAAGCGCTTAGGCACCGTGTCATGATTGTCGTCGCCTGGTACATCCTTCTGTTAACCATCGGGATAGCAATCCTCCAGGGGATACGCAAGGACTAAGATGCCAACACAATTGAGTCAAGCAAGCCGACATCATCAGTTGCAGATGGTTCGTAGAAAACGTGGGAACACGGGTCGAGCAGTCTGCCTTCGGGCTACTGTGCAGCGTCCAAACGTCATAAATGTGAATGGTGACCGTCCAACGATGTCAAACATCCGGCAACCTCAGAGACATACTGGAATCGCGGGGGGCGAGCATTACACAAGACCCGACCACAACGAAAGAGAGCAAGCCCCTTGGGGGGCGCGCTAGCAGGGGACAACCATGGGCAACTACAACAGCAGCGAATACAAACGCAGACGAGCAGAACTACTACAAGACAACCCGCTCTGCCATTGGTGCAACAAAGCACCCGCCACCGAAGCAGACCACCTCATCCCATTCGACATCGTCGGAGACGACACCCCACTAGTCCCCGCCTGCAAACCATGCAACTCCAGACGCGGAGCAGAACACGTCAACGGCAAACGAACAGCACAAGCACATTCAAGAGCAGAACACCTCGGACTCGACCCAACCACAAAACCAAAACAAAAATCAAATAATTCAGAAGTTTTTTTGAAAAAAGAAAAAATATTGACCCCGTCCCCTGTCTTTCTCTTATCTGAAGGGATTCAAACCGAATCAGTTCGATGTCCTGCATCTTCTGAGTTGGTTCTCGGGGTTGGGCAGAGTTCGCCCCGTCTCGAGTCGCTCCATAATGGAAGTGGTTCTTACGGTGACGCGGTTGCGGCCTGGTCGGAAAGAGTTCTCTCAAGGACGTTGTTCGATTGGCAGAAGGTTGCGTTGAATGGTCAGTTGACTCATGACGAGAATGGCGACCTTGTGTTTCGTGAGGCGTTGACTAGCTGCGCCAGACAAAATGGAAAATCGGTCGCTCTCACCTCGTTATGTGGGTACTTTTTGACGGACTGGTCAGCGATGCGGGGAAAGCCTATTCACGTTCTTTCCGTTGCCAACAAACTTGATCGTGCGGTTGCAATCTTCAACGAACTTGCTCCGGTACTCGAGGCACAATTTGAAGGTCATGTCACTTGGAGTTACGGACGCAACAAAGTTGAGATGCCGAACGGCTCAACGTGGGAAGTCCGCGCTGCAACCCCGAACCTTCACGGCGGAACCTACGATCTAATTGTTGTTGACGAAATCTGGAATGTGTCCGAGGAGGTTTACTTCGATGCGTTGCGCCCGTCACAGATTGCGGTTAAGTCTCCGCTCCTTTCTTCCTGGTCAACTTCAGGAGATGAATCTTCAAAGACAATGCAGCGATTGCGAGAAGCAGCAATTGGCGCAATAGATCAACAGAAACAAACGCGTCTTTACTTTGCCGAATGGAGTCTTCCGTCGGTTGATCCGAACGACGAAATAAATTGGGGCTACGCCAACCCTGCCCTCGGGCAGACCATTACCCTTGAGGCACTTCAAGCAGCTGCGGAAACTCCAGATCGAGCAGCGTTCCTCCGCGCTCACCTAAACCTGTGGGTCTCATCGGCGGACGCTTGGATTCAACCTGGCGTCTGGGACAAATTGTTCACCGAATCAGACTGTCCCGCAGGAGGTGTCCTTTGCGTTGACTCAAGTACAGGCGGCGAAAAGTATGTCGGCATTAGGTGCGGACTTACTGAGGAGGGCAACATTATTGCGACCGTCCAGTTCTCCACAGAATCCCTTAAAGAAATGTGGATAAAGATTAATGAGGCAATGGAGGCAGACCCGAAACTACGGCTGGCAATTACTCCGGCACTCGACCTTCATACGCCAGAGAAGTTAGAACGGCGACGTCAAATTTTTGGCTACGCCGAGGTATTGAAATTCACGGGTCTCACTCGCTCGCTGATCCTTGAGAAACGCATCTACCACCGAGGCGAGGAACTGCTAGCAACTCATGTCAACAGGGCAGTCCTTGCCCGCGCCAACGGTCAAGTCGTGATTAGTAGCCAACGCTCCCCTGGCCCAATCGAAGCCGCTCGACTTCTGGTTGTTGCAGCAGCTCTAGTTTCCCGTCCGTCAAATACTGGACGCGCAGCAATGGCGTTTGGAAGGTAGTTGCATTTGCAACTAGTTTGTGGGAGACTCCATCCGTGGCGTTCTTCTCCCGAAAAATAACTACTGCTGAATTTGCATCTTCGCCAATTAAAGCCGCTGCTGGCGTTGCCGGTCTCGGCGTCCCCCCGATGTATGCATGGTCAAGCGGTACTTTTGAGCAGGTCGCCCTTAGTCTTCCGACGGTGTCGAGGGCGAGAGACCTTCTCGCCTCGACCATCTCAAGTCTTGAGTTCCGCCAAAAGGTTAAGCAATGGAACGGTACTGAGTACGAAGAAATCTATGTGCCGAACGAGTCATGGATGGAAAACCCTGATCCAAAAGTTCCTCGCCAGTTCATCCTTGCTAACACCGTGACCGACCTATGGATGACGGGACGCGCATTCTGGGCGGTCACTTCTCGCAACGCAACCGACGGACGACCCATGAGTTTCGAATGGCTACCCTCCGCAAACATTCAGACACCAAATCAGCAAGGCCCACAGTTCTTCGGAATGCCAGACGAAATTGAGTTCAACGGCATCAAGTTAGACCCCAACGAAATCATTACTTTCCTCGCACCGACAACTGGTCTCATGTATTCAGGCCGACGCTCCGTCAGCATCGCAACTCACCTTGACCAGTACGCAGACCGTGCAGCAACCATTGAAACTGTCCCTGGTTATCTTCAGCAAACTTCAGCAGGCGAGACAATGTCCGGTGAAGAACTCGGAGACTTGGCAGCGCAATGGGCGCAGGCTCGCCGAGAAGGAAACGTCATTGGCGCGTTGAACAACTACGTCAACTTTGTTGAGTTTGACCGCGACCCGCTTGAAGTCAACGCAGCGCAGCGCGAATACCAAGCCCTCGACCTTTCCCGTATGTGTTCAGTCCCCGCGTACCTTGTCTCAGCCCCGACTCCAGGCGCATCCATGACCTACCAAAACGCATCGCAAGCCCGCCAAGACCTTTGGTTGTTTGGAGCGCAAATGTACGCACATGCAATTGAATCTCGTCTCAGCATGAACGATGTCACTGCGCGCGGACGCTATGTCTGTTTCGACACCGACGACCTTCTTGCCGTGGGCGATATGCACGACGCTCTTATTGAGCCACAAGTTCCAGACCTCGAGGAGATTCCTTCATGATTAAGTTCACCGCCGTCCCCGTCACTCTTGACGCTGCAGCTGGAGATGATGCACCGCGCACCATTACTGGCATTGCAGTGCCCTGGGACACCGTCGCAACCGTTTCAGGTGGCGAAAAGGTCATGTTCAAGCGCGGAGCCTTTGACTTGAATGCAAAGCCCGCGCGACTTCTTGAAAACCACGACGGACGTCCAATCGGCATCGTCAGCGAACTTGTCGACCTTGACAACGGTCTTGGCTTCAGCGCAACGTTTGCTCGTTCAAAAGCAGCCGACGACGTTGTTGAACTTATTCAGATGTCCGCATACGACTCAGTGTCTGTGGGCGCAGTCCCCAAGAAATTCAAATTTGACAAGAACGGCGTCATGATTGTCTCGTCTGCTGATCTACAAGAACTTTCGGTCGTCAGCGTTCCGGCATTTGCCGACGCAGTCATCGAAAAAATCGCTGCTTCAGAACCCGACCTTGAGGTCGAAGAAGAAGCAAACGAACCCCAACCCGACACAAGTCTCCAGGAGGAAACAATGTCACAAGAAACCCAAGTCGAAGCCTCCAAGCCCGACGCAATCCCAACATCACCAATCTTTGCTGCGGCACGACGCGAAGTAAAACTTCCAACCGCTGTGGAATATCTTGCAGCAGCCATCTCAGGCGGCGACCAATGGCGCGGAATGAGCGATGCACTTCGCGCAGGTGCACCAGACATCGTCACAACCGATACACCTGGAATTCTTCCAACACCGATTATCTCACCTGTTTACAACAACTTCATTGGTCGTCGTCCAGTCGTTGATGCAGTTGGCGTTCGCGCACTCCCTGCCGGTGGCAAAGTATTCATCAGGCCCGAGGTGACAACCCATGTAACTATTGGGGCATCCATTTCTGAGCAGTCACCAAGCCAAGGCACAATGGTCGTGTTCAACAACCAAGTCACCAAGCAAATTTTCGGTGGATATGTAAATATCAGCGAAGCCACAATTGACTGGAGTGATCCCGCAATCTTGTCAGTTGTTCTTGACGACATGGGTCGTATTTACGCCAATCAGACCGACAACTACGCAGCCGACCAATTGGCTACAGGTGCAACCACCACAAGCAACTTCACTGCAGCATCTGTTGATGATCCGTCTTATTGGGCAGAATGGGTTGCAAATGCAGCAGAAACCATTCTTTCCGCATCAAACGGCAACTTGCCAACGCATATGTTCATGAACCCATCAATGTGGGCCGAACTCTTGAAGTTGTCCGACACTGCTGATCGTCCTTTGTTCCCACAGGTTGGCCCAATGAACGCATTCGGTAGCCTCGCTCCGGGTCAAGTAAACGGCAACGCCTTTGGGCTTCAGGTTGTTGTTGATCGCAACTTCAACGCTGCAACCACAATCATTGGTGACGCCACTGGTTACGAACTGTTCGAACAGCAGAAGGGCGCAATCAGCATTGAATCGCCTTCAACGCTTTCTCGCACAATCGCCTTCCGTGGCTATTTTGCAGCATTGATGATTGACCCAACCAAGTTCGTCAAGGCTACTTTCGTCTGATTCAGGCGAACTCTTAAAGGGACTGAACGATGGCTACTTACGATCTCGCGTTTCATACGCGCCTCGATGGGTACGCCATTTTTCAGACCTTCGTTGAGACTGGCATACAGGTCGGAGACTCCGTTGTTATCGCAGGCGCAAGCCACGGATTCAACGCAACCGCAACCATTGTCTCAACACAAGACTTCGAGTTCATCGGGGTATCTGACGAGGGCGACCTTGAATTTGACTCCGATGTAATTCGTCTTTACCAGTTCATGTATGTCAACGCAGGTTCAGACTTCACTCGATCTACCGCTACCGGCACAGTCACCTTCACCCCAAGCATCAGTTGGATCACAAACGCAATGGTTCTCGAGTTCTTGGGCATTGACGTCGCAACTGCCAACGACACCGCATTTATTACTACTTGCGTAGCAGCTGCAAACTCATACATCTATCGCAAGCGTCGCGAAGCGGGGTACACAGATTCGCAGAGCGTTGTTCCAGACGCTGCCGTGAAATTGGGCGGGATTCTTTATGCCTCAACGCTGTATCGCGAGCGCGGAAGTGCCGATTCCTTCGCCAGTTTTGATTCCATGTCTTCAATCCCCATCCCGTCAACTATGGGACGCATCATGGCTCTCATCGGCTGCGGAAGACCACAGGTCGCATAATGGCTGCAACAGGAATCCTCGTCGACGCAGTCAACGCAATCAAAACACAACTCACCGCTCTCGGTCTCAAACCCGTAACAGATCCCCGAAACGCGCGCCCAATGTCCGTCATGATTGAACTCCCCGTCATGACATCCTTCACATACAACATCGGCGACTTTCGGATTCCCGTCCGAGTCTTGGCAGCCCCTCCAGGCAATCAGGACTCAGGCGACTATCTCATGTCAACTGTTGACACAATCATGAACTCGCCCATCGCAGTTACAGACGCCCGTCCAGGCAATGCAAACTACGGCGGGCA